ATTCAAGTCTTATGATGAGTTGAAGGCTAAGTTGAATAAAGTGCTTGGTCTTGATGGTGACTATGTTTCAAAGAAGCAAGTTGATGAAGATGTAATTCCATCGACTCCAGCTCCAAAATTGAAGGAGACGCTAGCAGCTGCTCCGAAATTGGATGATGAAGACGAAGATATGGATGAGTTCTTTAAGAAACTCGCTGATGACTAAGAATTGAGGGGAGCTTTGGCTCCCCTTTTTTATTGCCCGACCTTAGCCAGTTTTTCTTGACCACGTGTCCAAGCAGACACACCGAGAATAGCACCGAATGCTAAGTGAATCAATCCACCATTACTCAATGACAGCGACTGCCAAGCAACGTATTGGTATTGTACGCCGAATCCTTTAAACACAACTGGCAGGAACATTGAGATGAGCGGAAAGCCTACGAAGTCCATAAAGCAGATCAGCATGTAGAGCCAGCCCATTGCTGGACGCCAGTATGCTTTTACCCAATGTTCTTCTTCTTTCTTAATCTGTTCGTCAACGACTTCTTTATCAAGAGACGTTTGCGCCAAGCCAACTGATGCTTGAGCCTGAGCTGTCGCAGTAGCTTGCGCAGCCTGATAGTTAGTAGTAGAATTGCTGCTAGAACTACCACCACCGCTATTATTGTTATTATCAACAACAACCACTGTGGGGGCGGGTGCAGCAGGTATAGTTCTTTCAGCTGGTGGAGTTGGTTCATCGTCAGTATTTCTCGAGAATTTAGCCATTATTATTATCCTTATGCGGCAGTGTGAAGATAAGCTCCAATTAAAACATTCGATGGTGCACCTAAAATATCAGCTGCTGATGCCGTTTTAGGATTCCCCTTATCACTGATTGGTGAAGTAGGAGGAATTGGTTTTGTTGGCACCGATTGTGCTGCTTGTGGCGCAGCTGGTTTTTCTGGTGTACGATATTTAGACGTAATCGTTGGTGGTGGTGGAGCTGGTTTGCTCGGAGCCTGTTGAACGGGAGCTGCAGGTGGAGGTGCAGGTGGAGGTGGTGGTTTTTGTTGCGCCAACTGAGCCTGTTGAACAGGTGCTTGTTGATCAGGTTTCTTTTGTTCTTTGGCTGCTTCTTTTTGTGCTGTTAGATATTTACCATAATCAGTGTTTTCTCCACCCAAAGCAACACGTTCGCCTTTTTTATTTTCTTGTTCAATAGCAAAGTAATTTGATGCATTCTTTTCACCAAATCCTTTATCGACTGGATACGTTTTAAGACGTGGACCACCAGAGCCAGTATATTGCTCCCACACTTGCATGCCTGTAGTTTTACCATCTTTATCTTTTACGTATCCAGCAACAACAGCAGCATGCGTTGTTCCTGTTCCTGGAGATCCTGTACCACCAGCATCATATCTTGTTGAAGATTTACCGCTTCTATCCATGAATGTAGCAACTGGTGTACCGATGGGCAATTCATTGGTTACAGCATTTGAACCACGACGCCATGTTTGTACGCTATCATTACTACCAACAGCTGCTTTTGCTAACGTTACACATTGTTCATTTTTTAAATGTGGTGCAACTTGTCTTATACGAGCTGCAAGATGTTGTTGTGTTTCTCCAGGCATTGGAGTTATTGATGGAAGTTCATCTGGTATATTTTCTGGTCTTCGATCGTTTGGATCAGCTCTATACCCAGTGTCAGCTGGATTATCTAATCTATTTGTTTCATCACCAACTTGTGCACCAGCTAATCCAGCTTGTGGTCCAGTAACTGTTTGACCATTTACTTTAAATTCATTATAACGAATCAGCATATCTTTTACATTGAAGCTGATATCCTTAGCATTAAACTCTATCTCTGGTGAAGATATGAGTTTGCTCCCATCCTTCTCTGTTTTGATTGCTGCATTTAATACTTCAGCACCAGCACCAGTCGCGACAGCAGCGCCGCCACCAATAGCAGGTGTTATATCTGTGGTTGGTTTCTTATCATCTTTCTTTGCCATTGGCATATGAGCCATAATAAACTCAACAACAGCATCTTTAACAGCTTTAAGTCGTTCGCCAGCCTCTGGATCATCTTCAGGAAATACGCCGTATACCGCTTCGTATACATCGCGTGCTAATAAGCCAGCTTGTATGCCTATAGCAATTGCAGTACCAGCAACAGGAGCAGTTGAAGCTGCACCACTTACGACTTCGGCTATTCCACCTTTCCAGTCACCAGTGACTGCACGCCAAACACCAAAACCAATACCAGCAATTAAGCCTTCGCCTGGAATAAGTTTAGCAACAATAGAAACAATCTTTGGACCAATAATTTTTTTCACAGCAGCCATGATTACTTCTTTGGTTGCTTTAATACCTTTACCAATTTTACCAGTTACTTTGCCAACTAAGCTTGTTTCTTTTGCGGCTATTTTTTCCGCTTCCTTAGCAGCAATTGCAGCTTCCTCAGCTTCTTTAAGTTCAGCAGCTGTTTTTGTTCCCTCACCTTTAGGAACATGTTCTTCTTTTATTGGTTCTTTTACTGGTTCTTTCAGATTTTTTCTTTTAAATGGATTACCAATTAGATCGCCTGTATCTAATATTCCACCCCCATCTTGTTTTTTCATGTTTTTAATAGCGGCGACAAGTTGTTCTATGGCATCGTTTTGTTGCTTTTGAACTTCTATGTTTTGTTCCAGTAGCTTATTTGTTACTGTAACACTAGCATCAAACGCCATAAGTGCATCAAAATCAGTTTCTATATTTTTCTTACCAGTCAGCTCTCTATAAACACTTCTGATTTTACTTGGAGCAGAATACACACTAGGAAACATATTTTTAAGTGCAGCTTTACCGAGCATCAATCCTGCTCTACCTGCAACTTTTGCTGATGTTTTAAGTATTGTACCGATCACACTCATTAGTAGCGTCTTCTTCTATTTTGCATTATAGAATGCGCTGCTCTTTGTTCGCCTGTTACAGCAGCAATAGCAAGATACGGTAATAACGCTGCGATTCTGAAAACTAAGTTACCGCCTGGATCAGAAGGTTGAGGCGAATGGCTTTCAACTCGGCGCGGATGTGGTTTTGCATTTGAATCTTTGTTCGCTTTTGGTGTTGGAGGATTAGGCGTTTTTCCAGTGACGTCAAAATAACCTTTTTCTTCAAATTGACCCCCAGAAGCTGGTGTAATTCCAGCAGCTGGTTTTGCTGGCGCTTTGTCAACCATTTGATTAGGGGATGATATAATGTCACCAGCTTTGGCAGGAACAAACTTTGCTCCTCCAGTATCATTCTTTTCCCATCTACCTTGTTCGCCCTTGTATGTTTGTAAGTCAGTCGCCTTAACAAACTTAACACCACCCTGACCATTTGATTCCCATGAGCCGAACTCACCTTTGTATTGACTCAATCGGCTACCAGACGCAGGAGCGGTGGGAGCTGTATTAGCTGCAGGAGTTACTGGCGGTTTTGTTTCTGATTCTGCTTGCGTTTTTGCTTCTGTTTTAGCCTGTTGTTGCTGTTCTTGTTTTGCACGAGCTAAAACATCTGGAGGCGGTTGAATACCTAATGTTGCGTATGCGGCGTATGGACCAACGGGAGCATTTTTAGTTCTTGCATAAATGTTACCACCAAGATTTAAGTTACCTTGAGACGCAGCAAGATTAGCGAATGTTTTACCTGCGCCTGCTCCATAAACATAAGAAGCAGCTCTGTATTGATCTGCGCCATGCGTAATATCTTCAACACTACCCGATGCGATCGCTTTAATTCTTTCACGAAGCATCTCTTTTTCTTTTTCAGACGCTATTCTATAACCTTCATATTGTCCTGGAGCGCGAGCAACTTGTTGTAAATTTCCTGATGGACCGTATCCCTTCGCGCCAAGTCTGTTAAACATATTATTGATAACAGCATCAACGCTTTTTGGATCTTTTAATCTAGCTTCGCCAGCGATAGTATTTAAAACATCATCGTTCAAATCTGCTTCTGAAAGCTTATATTGTGGTCTGTATAATCCAGGAGGTCCAGCAGCCGCAGGTCCGCCAGTGATACCGCTCGACATTGGAGCGTTTCTTGGTGCAGTTGTTCCAGGTGCATTTCTCGAACCAGCTTCTTCGGGCGAAAGTGTTGGTTTATTCGCATTAGGATTGTTAACAATGTTCGGAGCTTGTTGTTGCTGCGCTTGTTGTTGTGGAGTTTGTGGTTGCTGCTGTTGCTGTTGTGATTGCTGTTGCTCTTGCTTTGATTCAATGCTAAAAGTTTCAACATCAAATGTAAGCTTATCAGAATTGAAACGAATTTGATCAGCTTTAATTTTTAAAATGTCTTCAGCTTTTGTTTGCTTTGTTTTTGCTTCTTTTACAGCTGCTGACTCTTTACTTTCCGCAATAGAAACATTGCCGCCAGCGGGTGGAGTTGTTCCACCGCCACCAGATGATGGCGTGGTTGAAGAAGCTGGTATTGTATCTGAAGTTGTTGAGAGAGGTGGAGCGGGCGGTGGCGCTGATCCAGTTTCACCAGTAGCTGGAGCTTTATTTTCATTATTCCCTAAGAAAAGCTTTGCAGCGCCACCCAAAAGCGCTGTACCAGCCATTATACCACCAATACCACTGATTGATCTTAGTAATGAGCTTCCGATGGTTTTTCCACCACCAAGAAGATTACCTAATAATCCACCACCACCTTTATTGTTTTTAGCTAAAGCTTCAGCGACCCCAGATAATATAGAACTGGTTTCTTGCTGTAGCGAAACCATTTCACGCAATGAATCATTAGCATCTTTAAGATTGTCTATGATCTCTTCATATTTGCGTTTCTTTTCCGCTGTATCACGTTTCTTCTCAGCTTGCTCTTTATCGTTGGATTCTTTCCATAACTTACGTAATGCCTCAACGCCAGAATATGTCGTTGGGAACATTTTCTTAAGAGCAGCTTTGCCTAATTTCTTAGCAAACTTTTTACGGGGAGATTCACCAACTTGTACAGGCTCATCAGCTTCTGCAGTTGGAATATCGTTTTCTAGAGTTGAAACGAGAGTTTCTTTTATCTCTGGCTGTTGTTCTATGGCTTGAGCAGCTTTGGCTAGTTCTTCGGCTGCTCTTTGCAGGGCTGCAGCGCCTTTTGGACCTTGCCCACCTTTCTCCATAATCGCTCGGAGAATATCTTCGCCTGATTCTTTTTTAGCCATTAATTAGCCTGTTGTTTTTGTCGTTCTTCTTGTTCTCGTAAATAGGCTACTAACATTTCAACATAGATATCACGTTCAAAAACTATCCAACTTTCTATTTCCGATATCGAATATTTATGGTGCTGAGCCAAAGAGAAATTCGTTTGATAGTAATTCTCTAGGGTATTGTGACTCAGCGCAAGGTAAAAAAATCGGATAGAGTTTTTAACTCAATTGTTCTAGCGTTTCCGTTTGAATTAGTATACTCAATTTTGTAATACAACGAAGGCAAATTAAGCATAAACTCACGCACTTTCTCAAAGCTTGGAATATCCATATATTCAAGGAACTCAAGAATAGCATCTTCCTCAAAGTCCTTGCCTTCATATACGTTTTCTGCATCATATACCTGATCAATACAACGAACAACAAGGCGATAGAATGTTTCCTCACCTTCAGCTTTAAGGAATGTCTTATCAGAGTAAATACCAGCCGAAGGATACTTCATAACGATTCCTGAAGTATCAGTGATCTTGATTATCTTATCAATGCCTTCTGGGAACTTGATTTCAACTTTGTTTAAGTCGACTGTAAAATCGTAGCTCTTGTTATCTTCTAAATCGCGATATGAAACGCTAATAACATCACCCACAGAAAAGCCACGCAATTTAATAAACACATACTCGAGCGCGTATAGCGGAAGTGTATCAACATCTAATGATGTTTCAATGCAACAGTTTGTAACGACCTGTTTAATCGCCTGTAGAATATCTGTATCATCTTCGGAAACTTTCGCCATCAACAAAAGCTTTTCCTCTTTCACCAACATCGGGCGAAACATATAGGTTTTATTTTCAGGTGGGATTGCAATGTTGATTGTAGGGTAATCAATTTTAGGTAATGCCATAATTTACTCCAGTTATTATCCAAGTGTGACGTTTGTTTGACCGTCTCCAAGCACCCACTCTCTAAACGTAAGAGTGGTTGTTAGTTTAACGAGATTATTGTTATCAGTCCAATTCAGTGCGATGTCGTTTACTGATATTGGATATGCTTTTAAAAGAGTTGCCTGAATGTTAGGATTTCCCTCAGTATCATAAACTGTAATTACGATTGTCGCCGAATAGTTGTCTTTATATTCTGCGGTATAAAATGGGCGACCAGAATCTCCATCACCACCAACTGAATAAGATCCATAGATATTAGAAAGTGTTTCTTGACCAGAAATGCCGAAAATATAATTGAACCAAGCGTACCAGAAATTATATTGATCACCAAAACGATCCATCAAGAATGTTAATGATACGTCTGTGTAGTTAGCAGAGAAAGGCATTTTTTCAGAAACACCAAGACCAAAACGATTGATGTCGGCTGTACGCATTGTTAGCCCTGGAAGCGAAGCATTGATACAACGATAGTTTAGATCTGTTACATTATCTGCTGCGCCTCTTGTTGAGCCATCAGCTCCGATGATATTATATGCGCCGATACCATCTGGGTTATCAAACATAATCATAACATCGTACTTGTTTGTTTGAAGTACGCCTGTATCGGCAATGTAGGATTGAAAGTCTAGAATATTAAATGCCATTTTACACCATTGATAGAGAGTCTTTGAAGACTTTTTGTTTGCTTGCGCCTTGGAAGTTTTCAGTCGGTAACATCAAAGCAAAGTCCCATTCGTCTGGCGAAATATAAATGAAAGGCGATCCAACCTGACTGAACAAATACTTCTTCAAACAGGGTTTGAACCATTTAAAACGACCAGCTCTATTCAATATCTGATATGACATTTTCAATAGAGTCGTTTGATCATACTTTTGATTATTTATCAGCGTATAGAGAGCGTCCATCAGCAGAGCTCTTGTCTTTGGCGGTAGATAATGTAGATTGATACCAAGGAAGCTTTCACCATAAAACTCGATAGGAAACACCAGCGGAAACGCATCGAAATAAGGTAGGTTCTTTGTTTTAGCATCATAGACGAACATATACATTTTGCCAATGCTCTTTTCGTTGAGCATCTGCTGGCGCTTGAACGGCATGTTCTGCCCGAGAATTTGCTGGCGATCAACTTTCTTAATTGATAAAGCTTGTTTGCGAAACCAGTCAATGGCTTCTTTTGTACCTGTTTTAAGCTGGTTTGCTGAAGCTTGCGCTAATGTGTCTGCGAATAATGATGCCATTAAAAGGTAATTCCTAACTCTTTTTCAGTAAATATCTGAAACTTCCAGCCTCGATCTTTACAGTATTCAGTAGCAGCTTTCCACTTTGCCTCATTAACACCCCAAGTCATAACTTCACTTATATACTTACGATTCCTTGGGTTTGTTCCTTCTTTAAGAACAGGTGGCTTGGTTTGCGCCGCTGGTTTTACTTCGATCAACGTTGTTTCTTTTATACCTTCTTTATTTATGGTTGTTACGATGAAGTCAACGAAATATCTATGCAGCCGACCATCAATCGGCGAGCGATAAGGGATAACAACTTCCTCAGATCCCCAGTTGATTACATCTGATTTGCCATCTAACCAAAACATCAATTTCAATTCCCATCCTGACCGATAAATAATATTCGAGGGATTGCCTCTATATTTTGCAGGATTGCGTGGTTTAAAATAGCCTTTATTCGTTTTCATAGCAGCCTATAAATAATAAAAAGATATTTAGCAAGGACGTTTAATGCCTGGAATAACCAATGCAATGATAGCCGCGCAGAATGCTAAAGCAGCGGGTCAAGCTTCATCTACATCAACGACTAAAACTGCTAGCTCACCTAGTTTACCAACTGGCGCTAGTACTAGTACGACTGTAGCTACGCTTACCAGCGGTCAAATGCGATTCCCATACGATTTGGAAAAGCAACCATTTTGGATGTCTTTCTCGTTTTATCAATACAACATGCCATCGTTGACACAGCAAAATGTTTATTATACCGATCAAGGAACTATTCGCCTTCCGCTTCCGAACTCTATGGTCGATAGCCAGCATGTTCAATACTCAGCTGAGAGTCTTAGCCTTTTAACAGGCGCTGCGGTTAATAGCTTACAACAAGGTCGCGGGGCTGCAGGGTTAGCTGAGGGTATAGCAGGTTTCACCGCAGCGGGGCAAGCGGCGCAAAATCTAGCTTCAAGCCAACAGGCTTCTGTTGCATTACAATCTCAAGGTGCTGCTTTGAATCCGTTCCTTACGGTTATGTTTAAACAACCTGCATTTAAACAACATGCGCTTGAATGGAAGCTTTCACCAAGCAACGAAACAGAATCGCAACAGCTAAATCAGATCATCAATACGTTTAGAGCAAATATGTTACCCGATAAAAACAATGCTCTTGGTGGTTCACTTTTGACATATCCAAATATAGTTCAAATTACAGTTAGTGTTAATAATGGTGGTTATTTTACTTACGTATTTAAGCCAGCTGTTATCGAAAGCTTTGATATTAACTTTGCTCCATCAGGTCAGCCATCGTTCTTTGGTTCAGCAGCGTCGCCAGCTCCAACCGAAGTTCAAATTCGCTTAGGTGTTATGGAAATCGAATACTGGCTTTCAAGCGATTTTGGTCTCAATGGGCGTACAGTCGATCTTTCAACGTTTGGATCTTCGATTGGTAATGCATTGAAATCGATATTTTAGTAAGGTAATTAAATGGCAACTCAAACTTACTTTAAAAACTTTAACACGATTCAATATGGTAATAGCACCAGCAATACGGCTGTCGTTGATATTACAGAGCGTGTTGTTACTCTTCAAAACATTCAGATTAATCCTTATCTTTATTATCCATTAGATATTACTGAAGGCGATAGAGCCGATCAAATCGCTTATACCAATTACAGTGATCCATATTCTAGCTGGGTTTTATATCTTACAAACAATATCATTGACCCCTATTATGATTGGTATTTAACACAAGATCAATTTAATTCTTTTATAGAATTGAAGTATGGTTCGTTGGCAAATGCGACACAAACGATTGCATTTTGGAGAAACAACTGGGTTGATCAGCCTTCTCTCAACCCATCAGCATATGCCACTGAAATTGCTGGAAATCCAAATAGAATAAAATACTGGGAGCCAAATCTTTCTCTAGCTGGAGTTCCTATATCCTACTCGCGCGTGCAGGTGGATTGGACAGTTTCAACCAATCAAATCGTTTCTTATAATTACACAGGTAGCTCTAATTTTATTGTTAATGAGATTGTTAACATTAACGGAACTGGAACGGGTCAGGTTGTTCAATCTAACTCTTCAACAGTTATAGTTCAACACACTCAAAATGTTATCAACACCTCATCTGGCTATTTGTATGGTAAGCAAAGCCAATCAAATGTAACTATCACAGCGTTCAGTTATCTCGCAAATACTCTTCAAAATGACGAGCTTGTTTATTGGACACCTGTTTATAATTATGATATTGAGAATGAAAAGAATGAAGGTAATAAAACTATCCTTGTAATGCAACCACAATATGTTCCAAAGTATGTTAACAACGTAAAGAATTTGTTGAAATAATATGGCACAAAATCCAGGCGATTTCCTTGTAAATGATTTAACTATTAACTCTCCAAGATCTGGACCTTGGCAAGCAGCACCACAATTCCTTTCGCTCGATATCTTCGAATCAATTTTTGCTCCTGCAGTTCTAGCAACGATTGAAGTGTTAGACGATAAGGATTATCTTGGTAATCTTAAAATAGCTGGTGACGAAACAGTTAGCCTATCATATAGCACTCCGAATGGCGCTTCAGTATCCTATCAGTTCCATTTGAATCAAGTTCAGGATATGGGAATTGAAGGTGCTATGAAATCAAAAACCTATAAGCTCGAATGCGTTTCGCGCGAGGCATTGACAGGTCAGGGTAATCAGGTTCAAAAAGCTTACAATACGACAATCGATCAGATCGTATCTGATATTCATCAAAACTTTCATAACAGCCAGTTACCTATCTTCACAGAGCCTACAAAGGGTAATCGTAAGTTCGTTGTTCCTAATATGCCATCTTTTCATGCCATTGAAAACCTACGTAATGAAGCTGTCTCAGCTCAGAGCAAAGGTTCAAACTATATGTTTTGGCAAACTTGGAAAGGGTTTTATTTCCAATCATTAGAATACATGCTTAATCAGGGTGACGTAAAGATATTCAAACAGGATAATACCATCGGTCATTCGATTAACAATACCATTGATGATAACATCCTTTCTTGGCAGGTCAAACAAAATATGGATGCTATGAATCGTATTCATGCGGGTGTTATCAATCAGCGTGTCACAACATATGACCCACACACTCATAAATACGTAAGTAACGATTTTAAACCACAACAGAACGAATTAACAAATCTTGGTGCTGGTTTGATTACAACACTCGCTTCATTCTTATCTTTGTTTCCGAATGCGAACAGAACAGTTCATCGAGTTGTTAATCCCAATCAGGCTATTAATGTTGGTAAGAGTTTTGTTCCTGCATCGATTCCATATAAACAATTGAACATGGCAGCGATGCAAGAACAGCTTATGCAGATGACTGTTATCGGCGATCCTAATTTGGAGCCTGGAAAAACAATCACTGCTAATGTTCCTAAAATAACAGGCGAGACTGGTTCAATTGATACAGAACCACAGATGAGTGGTCGTTGGCTTATTGCTAAAACGCACCATGAAGTTCGTCGCCCAGATGTAAGACCTCGCCATGTAACAAATTTAGAATGCTTAAAGGGTGCATATCAGGAGGGAGTATAATGACACAAAATTCACTCGGTTCTCATATGGAAATGTTTACTGCAGAAGTTCGTGATATTCAAGATCCCGATGGTGGAGCTGGTAAAGTAAAATTAATGGTTCATGGTCATCACAATGTTGGACCAACACCGATTGACGATAAAGATTTGCCATGGGGACATTGTATAATGAATAATTCTCCATCATTAAATGGTATTGGTGAATCGGTTAATTATCACCCAGCAAGTACAGTAATTGGTTTTTGGTTAGATCCACATACAAAACAAATACCAATTGTTCTTGGTTCGCTGCATCGTTCAGCATTACCTGATTATAACAAATAGGAATTAAATGGCTGGTGTAACATATAATAGTTCTGGACAAGTTGTTTTCCCTAATGCTCCTTCAGGTTCAGGTTTGCCTGGAGCTCCAAATGCGGTGGCAACTCCTTCAGCAACGGATAAAGCTGAAGGTGATGGTAATCCTGCGAACAAAGATCCATCTGATTACGGCGTTTGTACAACAGCTGATGGGACTGTTAATAAAGGTGGAGCGATTAACAATGATGATGGTGCGCCTAACTTACCATCTAATCGCGCCGACTTCTTATCAAAGCTTGGATTAGAATATGGTACAAATGCTAAAACTGGTCGTGCTTCTACTTCAAAAATAAATCCTAATGCGAGCTCGGTCGACAATGCTCAAAAGAATAAGAAGGATCAAGGATTAGATCAGTCACATCCTACAGCTGGTTCTCAAGATCCATCACAAGCAATTCATGATGCTATTCTTGCCGCTGATCCTAGCGCAACTGCAGCTATCTTTCTAAAGAAAGCATTACAATCAATGGTAATGTTAAGAATGATGGATAAGCTTACTAGCCCTGCAGGTATCCTTTCAATGGCTTCTGGTGGGCTCGGTGGAGCTTTACAGGGGTTGGCTGGACAAGTTGGTCTTGGGTCTATGATGGGCGCTCTGAATAGCGTTATGCCAGCATTATCCGTTTCTGGTTTGCTCAATTCTTCAGCAACCAATGCATTACACTCTGGTATGATTGGTATGATGAACAACGTAGCCGTTGGTGCTCTTGCTGCTTCTGAAGTTGCTGCTGCTACAAATCATGCCACAAATATATCTAATGCTATGCAAGCGATTGTTGCTGGTTCTCCTGACGCTGTAGATGCTGTAGCTCAATTTGGTGGACCTGCTTTCGGATTGCAACCTGGATCTCTAGCTTCGAAAATTGCTTTGATTGGTCCATCTGGTTATGTTAGAACTTCTAGCAATATTCGTGGCGTGACAATCAATACTGTTATTCAAACATCACCGAATCCTCACCCAACTCAAAATATTCCTGTTCTCACGGGTATAGAACATGTGGAAATTGCAACAGCTGCTGTAAGTAATATCGCTGGAACATTGAGTAATGTTCTTGGTGTAAATTCAGGCGTTGGTCAAGCTCTGGGTAGCATCAGTGATGTTACGGCTGGTATTTCTAATCTAGCTGGATCTTTTTCTAATATAGCAAGCTTTGGACCTAGTTCATTAGCTGGTGTTGTTAATGGTGGTATTGCGGGTATTGTTGATGGTGGATTGAATAAGATCCTAGGATTCCCTATGTCAGGGTTGCTCGGTAATGTGACAAAATTACTACCACAAATCGGCGGCAATATTACTGGATCAATTTCAGCATTTCCTAAATCATCTCTTAGTGCTGGCAAAATGAATACTGTTATGCAAAATGCAACAAAAGCTATGGCATTATCAAAATCAGCTCATAACGTAGCTCAAAATATATTCGGTCAATCTAGAGCAGAACATATTGTTGATGCTATTACTTCAACATCAAATTTAGCTGCAGCTGTTGGTGGACCAATTTCTATGGTAACAGCTTTTGGTGATAGAATAACATCTTCTCCTGCTAACGTTATTAAATCAGTAGTGAGTGCAGGAACACAGGTTGTTATTGGTAATACAACGAGGTTAGTATAATGGCGGCGAATAGCGCAAATTCAAGAACAAGAACTCAACAAAAACCGCCAAATCAATTTTTGCGGTATAATAGAGTTACACCAACCAGCCATGAAGTAACAGGCTGGGATATTGCTGGTGGTATTGTTCATTATGTTGCTAAAATGGCAGCTGAAGGTTTTTCTGTCGAAGAACACTCACATGACGGACATAGCAGTCGTATTCAGCATGGCGATCATCACGAAGCTGTACAGGGTAGAACGGCTGATACAACTGGTCACCATGACGAAAGAACACAAGGTGGTCACAGAAATCAGAACAATAGCGAACACCATGAAACAGGCGGTGACTCTACAAAAGCTACCGATGGTAGTCATCAGCAAACAAGTTCTTCATCCGCTAAAAATTATACAACAGGCGATGGTCACCACCATATGCAGGGCGACCAAGCTTTTACTGTTGAGGAAGGCGGTGTTCATTATAACGTTGCTCAAGACTTTTCGATTACAGCAACAGGTAATGGCATTCACATTAACCCATCAAACGAACTGTCAATGATTGTTGGTGGTAACGAAGGTCACGTTGTAGGAGGAAAAGTAAGCTATTCTTCTGGTGACGATATTACCATTACTTCAGCTACTTCTATAACATTACAAGTTGGTGAATCTTCTATTGTGATTGGGTTGAACGGAATTACCATTAAATCGCAACACAATATCACTATTGAAGGTAACGATAACACGATTAAGTCTAAAACTGGTACGCAAATTGAAGCTGGTTTCACTCCTCCTCTTCCATGGGATGGTAGTTGAGCTATAAATAAGAATTAAAAAGGTCAATAAATGGCAATTACTCGCGCTCAGGCTATTACACAAACTCAGAAGAAAGCCGTTGTTTATTCGGACTTTACCAACAACTTTGTCAAACATCCTATTACAAACGAATTGGTTGTTATTCAGAATGAAGAGAGTGTGAAACAAGCTTTTAAGAATCTTATTCTTACAAACATTAATGAGCGATTCTTTAATCCATTTTTCGGCTCGAATGTTAATAAAACATTATTTGAAAACTTTGGTCCATTCGTTGTTGAAGACATTACAAGATACGTTAATATGTCAGCCAAACAGTTTGAGGATAGAGTAACTGTTCTTTCTGTTAGCGTTACTGATAATTCCGAACAAAATGCTATAGGTATTAATGTTGTTTTTTCGATTATAAATAATCCTACGGTACCACTTCAACTTAACATTTTCCTTAAAAGAGTCAGATAATGGCGAATAATTCAGTAGCATTAACTTCATTAGATTTTGATACGTTAAAAACACAATTTACGCAGTATCTGACGAATCAGCCAGCATTTAAAGATTACAACTTTACTGGCTCGAATATCAATGTTCTGTTAGACATTCTTTCTTACAATTCATATTTGAACGCATTTTACCTTAACATGGTTGCGTCCGAAATGTTTCTTGACTCGGCTCAGAAGCTCGACTCTGTCGTTTCTCATGCCAAAGAGTTAAACTATGTTCCGCAATCAGCGAAATCACCTGCTGCGAATATTTCATTTACTGTAACAACAACTGGTATAAAATCTCCGCTCACTATTCCCAAAGGTACGACTTTCAATGGTCAGAATTCGAATGGACAATTCCAATTCGTAACAGCATTAAATCGCAACTTCACTTCAGCGAACAACGTATTTACTATCGATAATCTACAGATCTATGAAGGATCGTATTTCACCGACGCATTCGTTGTCGACTACACTCAGGAAACTCAGCGATTCATTCTCAGCAATCCTAACATAGACACAGACAGTCTTATTATAACCGTAATTGAAAGCGGAGTCAATAGCAATTTCACTCAAGCATCAACTTTATTTGGATTACAGTCTAATTCAGATGTTTATTTCTTACAGGCTGCTCAAAATGGTCAATATGAAATCGTATTCGGCGACGGGTTGCTCGGTCGTGTTCCAAACAATCTAGCAACTGTTGTTGCAAACTATCGTGTAACATTGGGTGATAAAGGTCAAGGGGTAAGCTCTTTCTTGATCACGCAAGATCTCGGCGCTATCAATGGTGGTGCAGCAACTCTATCGACAATAACAACTGTTGCTAATTCTGCTGGTGGTTCTCTTCCAGAAACAATAGATTCTATTCGTAAAAATGCACCAAGAACATTCGGCTCACAACAAAGAGCTGTTTCTTCGGACGATTATTCTTCGCTTATCCTTGGTAAGTTCGGCGGTCAAATTTCTGACGTTAGCGTTTATGGTGGTGAGCTATTGAATCCAAAACAATATGGTCGCGTGGCTATTTGTTTAAAGCCAGCAGGTGCGACAGTTGCGCCTGATTATATCAAAGCTGAAATAACAAACTATCTCTCTCCATATATTTCTTTACCAGCACGTGCTATTATTACTGACCCAGATTATACCTACATTGGTGTTACTTCAACAGTTCAATACAATGTTACTGGAACAACCAAAGTCGCTGATGAAATTAAAGGTATCGTTCTAAGCGATATTGCTAACTACAGCACCGAAAACTTAGAACTGTTTAATGCTGACTTCCGTTATTCAAGATTCGCTGCGACAATTGATAACTCCGACCCATCAATCACAAGCAATGACACAGAGATTCGAATCATTAAACGGATCTCACCATTATTGAATTATCCCACATCTTATGTTTTAGATTACAACAATCCGACAGAAGTTGAAAGTAGAATTACTGCTGAGGGCTATGTTGCTGGTAAACCATTTTATGATGAGCCTCAAATAACTTCATCGGCGTTTACCTATATTGATTCAAATGGAGTTGCTTGGCCACAGTCATTTATCCGCGATGACAACTTTGGAACTCTTGTTGTTTATACATCTATCAATAATGTGTTTACAATTTTAAATCCAAACTTAGGAACAGTTGATTATACAACAGGTGTGTTGACAATTTCTAATTTCCAAACATCATATTATGATCAATATATCTCGATCTATATGGAACCAGCTACGAAAGATATTCTTGTCAATCGAGATAAAATCCTTTTAATTGATCTTGCTGACGTCACAGTTAGCGTAATTCCTACTCAAAAGTAATTAAATGCAGTTTAATATTGAAAAAACAATATCGAATTTTGTAGAAAGCCAGTTCCCTCAGTTTTATCTTTCTGAGGGTCCAAACTTCGTATTGTTTGTTCAGGCTTATTACGAATGGTTAGAATCTGAAGGTCAAGCTATTCAACAGGCTCGCAGTCTGTTTGATCTTAGAGATATTGATAATACGCTTACAGCTTTTCTCGAGCATTTTCAAACGAAATATCTTTATGGTATTCCGTTCAACGTTATTATTAACAAACGATTCCTTTTAAAACATATTTTAGATGTTTATCGTTCAAAAGGTTCTATCGGTTGTTATAAACTTCTATTCAAACTCATATACAATCAAGACGTTGAGATATATCTTCCAGGTGAGGATATCTTAAAGCCATCTGATGGTACATGGGTTCAACCAAAATACGTTGAAGTAACCAATGTTCCAAATTTGGGAAGCTACGTTGGTCAAACTGTTGTTGGTGCCACATCAAATACGACAGCTATTATTGAAAGTTATATAACAGAACCAATCAATCAAAACATTATCGCTACTCTTTATTTGTCAAATATATTACCCAAAGGCGGCTCTTTTGCTGAAGGCGAAAAAATTGTCACAAAAGGACAATTATCAAACAGCGCTGCAGTGATAGCAGCACCAACTATTCTTGGCTCTCTTGATCATTTACAAATTATCAATGGTGGTCAAGGATTTGCTGTTGGTGACATTATCAAAATTGCTCATCGTAGTTTATCAAACAATTCTGTTATTTCTAATGGTGTTGAAGGTAAGCTCCGTGTTACTGGTATCTCGAGAGGTAATGGTCAGTTATCTTTTGATATTATTGGTGGTGGTTTTGGGTATACTGCAAACGCAGATGTTTATCTTTATAGAGGTTTATTAGATACAACTGGTTCTGGTGCATCTTTCTCTATCGGTAGCTTATCCTATAATAAATCAATTCAATATAATACCGACCTTATTGTCGATTATGCCAATGTAACAATCGGTAATACATCAACTGGCTCGGCTTATAATTTTCCAGCAAATTCCAGTGCAAATGCTAATTCTACAATTGCAACAGCTTTGAATTTTACAAATCAAGTATTTGGTACAATTTCTTCTTTAACCAATATACAAACTGGTCTTAAATATACACAGGCTGCAAACGTATTTGTTCGTTCTTCTCAGGTTTCAGTAAATCATTTACCTGGAACAATATCATATTCAACATCTTCAAATACAGTAACATTGAGTGGTTCTTATACTGATTCTGTAACAGGTGCTAATGGATTCCCATCATATTTCAGCGCTGGTGATGTAATCAGCTTACAGGCTAATTCATCTAGCAGCTCAACAATAGAACATCAAATTATTAGATCTGTTGATAGCAATACACAGATAACTCTTTTTGGACCACCTACGCACAGTTCTACTGCTTCAGCAATTTATAAAACAGCTCCAGTAATATTACCATCAAACTTTGCTTTGTATGAACCAACAATGGTAAATGCGAATAATTCAATCGATGGTGAAAACGAGAACATTCAGGCTGTTCCATCCGCTAACAGTACTATCATAGCAAATGCTGTTGCGATTAATTCTGGTAAAGGTTATATCGATAACGAATTCGTTTACGCATATCTTACAGGCGGATTAGCACCAATAACAATTGTAAATGGTGGTAGCAACTATACAAATAACGATACAGTTATTTTCACTGGTGGTGGTGTTTCAACTCAAGTAAGTGCTTATGTTACAACAAACACTTCTGGTGGTATCACTTCTGTTAGCTATTCAAATGGTAGCGGTTCTGGCTATACTTCAGTACCAAATCTTTCAGTTCGTTCAAATACAGGCGTTGGAGCTGTTTTAACAACGTCTGTTGTTGAGTTTAATAATTACAGCACTGTTACGGGTAGAGTTGTAAAATCTGGCGTTGGTAAACAAGAAGGTTATTGGCAATCTACCAGAGGTTTCATTAGTTCTGATAAATATATCCAAGACAGTTATTTTTACCAAGATTATTCGTATCAGATAAAAGTTGCTGCTACGCTGGATCAATATAAAGATATTCTTTATGATACTTTCCATGTGGCAGGTAATGAATTGTTCGGTGAGTTTTATCAGCTAATTGATGAGTCATCACCAGCTAAAATTCTTTACGAACCAACACAAGCACTCTATCAAAATTACTTGTCGATTGATTCGTCAACAATTAAATCTGATACAACAGCAATAGAAATAGATCAGGACTATACGTTCTAATTCGGAGTAAGAACTTTGACACAGCAAAATTTAAACGTAGGCACAAATCCAAATGACGGTACTGGCGATCCTATCCGTACCGCCATGATCAAAGTGCAAAGCAATTTTAGTGATCTTTACACTAATTATGTGTCAAGTACGCAGCTGACGGCAAATCTTGCTAGCTACCAAACTCTTGCTGGTTTGTCCGCTAACGTAATTAATGTTACAGCGAACAATACAAACTTTGTTGGTTCAGTTTCTGCCGCTAACGTTGTTTCTAATGCTCAACTTGCAGCTAATCTTTCGGGATATGTAACTTCTTCTGCTTTGTCTTCTAATCTCGGTAACTATGCTTCTTTAGCTGGTCTTTCTTCTAATGTTGCTACTCTTACTGCCAATAACAGTGTTAATCTTGGTGGCGTCGCAGCGAGCGGATATGTAAATACTTCTGGTAACTATACAATTACAGGCAATCATACATACACTGCGAACGTAACAATCAATGACAATTTGGTTCTCGCTCCAGGTTCAGCTTTATATGCCAACGGCTCTTTGGGATCTGCAGGTCAGGCACTTATCTCAAATGGTTCAGCGGTTGCTTGGGCAGCATTTTTTAATGCTAACAATCAATATACTTTCAATAACACTGTAACGATTGGCACTTTGAGCTCTAATGGTAGTGTTGGTACATCAGGTCAAATTCTTACTTCAAATGGTACTACGACTTATTGGTCTTCGTCAGCAAATTCTGCAAGTTATATTGGTTCTTTACCTGCAGCTAATGTTGTTTCTAACGCCCAATTACAGGCTAATTTAGCTGGTTATGTTACCAGTACTTCTTTAGTTTCTAATCTTTCTTTCTATCAAACATCATCTGGGTTACCTTCAAACGTTGCTCTTTTAGCTGCAAATTCTGCAACATATCTTAGTTCTAATATCAATTTCGGTAATTCTAGTGGTATATTCACAAGTGGCACTGTGGGTTCAGCTTACATTTTAGTTAACTCACAAACAGCTAATTATACATTAGCAAATAGTGATTCTGGTAAAGTTATAACTTTTTCAAATAGCGGTACCAGTGTTACAGTTACTGTTCCGAATAATTTGCCTGTTGGCTTCAGAACATTGATTACCAAAGTTGGAGCTGCTAATGTTGTGATTGCAAATAATGCTGGTGTTGTTTTGGGTTCTAGAACTGGTAATTATACATTGGCAAATACATACGGTTCAGTTAGCCTTTTCCAAGCAAATAGTGTTTTAGCAATTGTTGATGGTAGTATTTAATGTCTGGAACTCCAGTTAAAATATTCCTTACTTCTGGATCTTCTTGGACTGTTCCGAGTAATTGGAACAGCCGTAATAATAAAATTGAAGCAATTGGTGGCGGTGGATCTGGTGGTAACAATTCAGGTGGCGGTGGTGGCGGTGGTGCTTATGCAGCCATAACCAATTTAAGCTTAACTCCAGGCGCATCAATACCAATAACTATTGGACAAGGTGGTGCACCGCAAACAAGTTATAACACTGGTGGTCATCCTGGAACTGGTACATATTTTGGTTCATATTTGTATGCTGATTTTGGTTTGGGCGGTCAAGGTGGTGGTAGCGCATATCAAGCGCCTGGAGGTCAAGCTTCCAATTCTATAGGAAGTGTTGTTTATAGCGGCGGAGCTGGTGGCGGCGGTTCTGGTTTCGGAGGTGGCGGAGGTGGCGGTGGCGCTGCTGGTCCAAACGGAAATGGTAATGCTGGTGGAAATGGTGTTGGTGGTTATCTAGGTGGTAGTGGTTTAGGTGGTTCTGGAGATAATGGTTATGGCGGTGTTGGTGGTTCTAGCAGCGCTGGTGGAGCTGGTACTGAATTTAGCGCTAGTTATGGTTCTGGTGGCGGCGGAGCTGGTGGATCAGCTGGAAGTAATGCTCCAGGATATGATGGTGGTTTTTATGGTGCTGGTGGTGGTGGAACATATGGAAATAATTCAGGAGCTCCATCTGGCGCAGGTGCACAAGGTTTGATTGTTATTACATACACACCAGACACTTATGCACCAAACTATTTAATGTTTATGAGCTAGTTATAAATACAAAGAGTATTAAGGGAATATAATGGGAAAGCTTTTACCACAATTTAAAAAATCGGTTATTGATGATATTGTCTCATCAATAACAGCAAACACAGCCACATATTATGGTTTTGCGGGTAATCCTATTTCTTATTCTGGTAATACGCCAGCGGTAACTTCTGATGATTTTTCTTCTACATTTACCAATGACTGGCAAATGCTTTTCGGTAAAAAGCTAGCTAATACTGACATTCTTCCAATTATCAATAAGATTTTTTGGACTACTAATACAGTATATACTCGCTACGATAACACATTAGATCTATCAAATTCTTCTTTTTATGTTGTTACTCAGCCAGCTGTTTCTGGTGGTACTTACAACATCTATAAATGCATTGATAATGCTAATGGTAGCCCATCGACTCAAATCCCAGATCAAATTCAAGCATCTTCATTTACTAAGTCTGACGGCTATACTTGGAGATATATCACTTCGATTTCTAATTTCGATTATGGAAGACTTGCTACTGATAACTTTATTCCCGTTTACCCAAATACAACAATCCAATCTTCAGCGTATAATTACAGTGGTGTGGAAGTTGTTAACATCGTAAATGGTGGTAATGGATACAATTGTTGGGCAAGCGGTAATGTTCAGGGTGGTAACAGCACTGTTGTACAAATTCAGTCGACTGCTTCTGTTTCTCAAAACTTCTACACAAATAATGCAATTTACTTGTATAATAGCACAATCGGTTCTCAGCTGAGAAACATCACAAATTATATTGCAAATTCTTCTGGTAACTTCGTTTATGTTGATACGCCTATAACAACATCTAATTCACAATCTACATATTATATTTCCCCAAGAGTTGTTTTCCAAACAGATGGCGTTGCTGATCCTCAAGCCTATAGCGTTATCAATTCAGTTGGCAACACGATATCAAGTATTGTTATTGTTGATACAGGCTATGGCATTTCTTGGGCTAATGTTACTATTCAAAGTAACAATTCTTATGGTTCAGGCGCTAAAGTATATGCGATCGTTCCTCCTGCGGGTGGGCATGGTGCTAACCCAGCCAATGAATTGAATGTTCAGGGTATGGGATTGTCATTCAATTTTGCCAATACAGAAAGCAACACGATTCCTCAAACTGTTACATATAATAAAATCGGTATTATCAAGAATCCATATGAGATCGATGGTAACACTGGTTTAAAAACAGCAACTCTATATGCGGGTAATACCTTCACTTCGTTTATTACCGCAAACGTATCACCATCAACTACTTTCACTGTCGGTGATCAGGTTACTGGCGCTATCTCTGGCGCTGTGGGAACTGTGGCTTTCTCGAATGGTTCTGTCATATACATCACTGGTGACAAGTATTTCGCAAATGGTGCTGGAGAAATGATTACCAATGCTAATGGATCCGTATCCGCTAACATTGTTATAAATACAAGTAACAGCACATATGATTTCAGAGGAAGCATTTACACGAAGGATATTGTACCTTTATACATTCAGAATATTAACAATGTTAATCGTTCGAGTGGTCGTGTTGAGTCTTTCAAGCTTATCGTACAGATTTAATTAGGGAACAGAAATGCCATTAAATACCGACCTAAATGTTGCCCCATTCTTTGATGATTTTGACGCTAATAATCAGTATTATCGAGTTCTGTTCAGACCAGCTGTCGCTCTACAGGCTAGAGAGCTTAACACAGTACAATCAATTCTTCAAGATCAAATCGAAAAATTCGGTAACTGGGCTTTCAAAAGCGGCGAAATAGTATCAGGCTGCTCTATCACAGACGATCCTATTCTTCCGTTTATTCGTCTTGCTGATTTTCAAACTAATGGCGCTGTGTTAGATGTAACAGCTATTGCAAATGCGCAGGTTGTTTCTGCTACCTCAAATTTGACTGCTACAATTATTTTAGCAAATTCGGGTCTTGTTTCAAATTATCCTAATACAAACGTAATTTACGTAAAATATATTAACACTGGTAATAATGGAGCTGTTACATTCGGTAACAACGAAACATTGCATTTCTATAGCATTCCTTCAAACGGAACTCCGATTGCTACAATTAACACTTATGCGACTCCAAACTCAACAGCGATTGTTACTGGTAATGCGCACGGCATTCACGTTGACGCTGGTGTTGTTTTCATCAATGGTGAGTTTGTTCAAGTTCTTACGCCAACATATGGTTTGGTTAACAACTTCGGAACATATGCTTCTAACAACGTTGTTGGCTTCCAACTTAATGAGCAAATCATCAATGAATCACAAGATCCTTCATTAAACGATAACGCTCTTGGTTATTCAAACGAAAACGCTCCAGGTGCATGGAGAGTTAAGCTTTCTCCAACTCTTGTTTCAATTGATCCAGCAACAGGTAATACTTCTGGTTTCAGCCCGATTGCTGTTTATAATTATGGTTCACTTGTTTCTAAGTCAACTGCATCCTCTAATGTTTATTCAATCGTAGGTGATGCAATCGCGCAACGTATCTATGATGAAGCGGGTAACTATGTTGTTAATCCGTTCACAGTTGATACTGTTACAACTGTATCTTCGAATAGCGTTGTACCATCATTAGATGCGAATTCAGTTCTTGGTCGCGTTTCTCCAGGTGTTGGTTACGCTCAAGGTCAGCGTGTAGAACTTCAAAAAACAGCATACATAACAATGCGTCGTGGTGTTGATCTTCAAACAAATCTCGAACAACAGATTACATTTAACTATGGCGGCTATTTGCTCCTTGATGAAGTTGCTGGCGATTTCCCATTTACAACAGCTCAACAGGTTACTTTCTATGACACAGCTCAACAGGCTGTAACAACTAGAAAATATTCTTCGCTTACACCAACAGGTAATGCTATTGGTACAGCATATGCTCGCTGCTTTTCGTTCTTAAATGGAACTCCAGGTTCGAATACAGCACAATACGCTTTACATATTTTCAATGTGCAAATGAATGCTGGATACAATACAACAAACATTAATTCCGTTTACTACAATGGTTCTCCAAAAGCTGTTGCGGATTTGGCAATTCCTGGTATTCAGAATTCTTCTCAAAATGGTCAGTTGTATTCTTTCGGTATTAGTGGTTTAAAAAATCTAAGAGATTCAGCAAACAATCTTCATTCAGAATATACATACCGCACAAAAACCAACAGTACGATGAATACAAGCGGTGATGTTATAATCACTCTTACATCATCTGCACCGCATGGTACTGATATTTTACCATATGGTATTGGCGAACTTACAGACACTAATGCGTCAACTTTTAATCTTATTGCAACTGCTAACGTAGATTCCGCTGCTTTGGGTGGAACTGTTAGCGTTAATACATCATCGAATGCGGTTATTGGTTCTTCTTCTTCGTTTACCGTTAATTACAATGTCAATGACATTATTAAAGTTGGATCTGACATTAGAACTATTACAAGCATTGCTAACAGCACATATATGAATGTTGATGCTCCGTTTAGTGTTGCAAACGCAGCGGCTACGTATTACAAATCATATATCGCTGGTAAAGCTATTAACATATCACAAAGCGTTCCAGGTCCAAAAGGTTATGTTCAAGTAACAAACTCAACTTCATTTACAATTAATACGGCAGAGTTCCCAAGTTCAAGCTTGAATGTTGATGTTGTTTATAACGTCCTTAGAACTTCAGTTTCGCCAGCTCAAAAAGTTATTAACAAATATCGCTTTGTGAAACTTAACACAACAACTTCACCATATGGACCATGGTGCCTCGGTGTAACTGACGTTCATAAAATTAGAGCAGTTTATGGTTCTTCGGATGGCTCATATAGCACTTCAAACCCTAACATCACATCAAGTTTTGTTTTTGATACAGGGCAAAAAGACACTCACTATGGATTAGCATATTTGTATCCAGTAACTGGCTATACAACAGCTTCAACTCCATATCTGCTTGTGGAATTAGATTACTTCACAGCAAATACAAACTCTGGTGTTGGGTTCTTTACAGTTGAATCTTATCCAATTGACGATGCGAATACAGCGAATACAACTGCAATTCAAACAATTGGAATTCCGCTTTATGTTGATTCAAATGGAAATAAACTTAATTTAAGAGATTATGTCGACTTCCGTACATACTCAAACAACACAGCAAATAACACTGGCAATTGCGATATTTCAAATACTTCGCAAGTTACAACAGCTATTAGCTATGCGACTGTTAACCCAGCAAACACTTTCATATTGCAAATTCCATCTGGTGGATTAAACTTCCCTTCATATGGTTATAATTTCCAATCTGATTATACGTTTTATCTTCCTCGTAATGATCTTATTATGATCACACCTGATAATGTGTTAAAGATTAAAGAAGGTGTTTCGAGCATAAGTCCACAGCCACCATTGTACCCAGACAACGCAATGGTTCTTTCTGTTGTCAATGTTCCTGCTTATCCTTCAATATCAACCGATCAGCGCGATTCTTTACTTGCTATTAACAAATTATCGACAACGTTAGTTCGTGATACTTCATCTGCGATTTCTACTACGCTTGTAACAAATCGCCGTTACACGATGAAAGATATCGGTACACTCGATAATCGTATTACAAATCTTGAGTATTATATGTCATTGTCGCTTTTGGAAAAGAAAGCAACAGACATGACTGTAACAGATGCAAACGGATTGAGTCGTTTCAAGAATGGTATTTTCGTAGATTCATTTAATGACTTCACACAAAGCGATGTTTCAAATCCAGAATACACTATTGCAATTGATCAAAAATCAGCAACTGCTCGTCCTCGTATTGTTCGTGAAATTGTTAACATCGAATTTGATTCTAATGATTCTACAAATGCTGAACAAACAGGTCGTTTGATTACTCTCCCATACACAGAGAAATCATTCCTTGTTCAACCATATTCCACTAAATATCGTTCAGCAGCGCATGTTTCTTTGTCTTGGAATGGTAAAGCAGTATTGATTCCATCATATGATAACCATAATGATATCAACAATACTGGATCGATCAATATCACTGTTGACCTTTCTACTCCATGGCAAGAATTTGCTCAAAGCCCATTCGGTTCAATTTGGGGTGATTGGCAAACAACAAGTGTTTCTGTAACTAATACAGTTTATGGTCAAGCTTATGGAGGAACTGGTTCAACAATTAATGTTGATCTTGGAAATCTTGGTACATTTAGAACTGGTAGTCAAGCTTCGGCTTATAACGTTGCTTTGCAAACTGCTATCGATATTATTCACAGCAAATATGGACCGAATGTTACTGTTGGTCAGTATAATTTAACCTATTCTGGATCTGATATAAGATTGAAGAAAGATATATCAATTCTCGGTAAACTTTTAAATGGTCTTAACCTCTATAAATTCCGTTATTTCTGGAGCGATATATTCTATGTTGGTGTTATGGCTCATGAAGTTATGAATTTAATTCCAAGTGCTGTTATAACAGATGATTTGGGAATTATGTTAGTCGACTACTCTAAGGTAGGTACAACAATGATGCCGTTTGATGAATGGTTAAATATAAAAAAATAATTTTTAGGAGATAAAGTTGGCAACAGCAGACATTGCAATAACTACTACGACTAATACTGCGGTACAACAGGGTATTCAATTATCTGTTCAGTCGCAAACTAATACTGTAAGCATTGGTAACTTAGTAACTGATGTTTCTATTCAGCCATATATTGCTCCGAGAATTGTTTCTTTCTATGCGTATGGTTTGAGACCAAATCAAAGAGTTCATATTTTCTTTGACTCTGTTTTGGTTGATAAATACTGCGCTCCAGCGCTTGTGCCAGCTTCCATTGCTGATACATCAGATTACAATTCAATCAAAAAGAATGGTAGCTGGGGTGATGCGATCGTAAC